TGATCGCAAAGTACTTGATGGATTCGCCGCGGGGTATACGCAAGGTGTGTTCCAGCTTGAGTCCGGCCCCATGAGGAAGCTACTCAAAGATCTGGGTGGTGGTATCGAGCCAATGAGCTTCAAAACCATTGTGGCCACAACTGCGCTTTTCAGACCAGGTCCAATTCAGTCAGGCATGTTGGACGACTATGTCTCCGTGGCAAAAGGTTTTATGGCTCCACATTCAATTCATCCGCGTCTTGAGGAAGCAACTAAAGAAACCAACGGCGTTTTACTCTATCAAGAGCAGATCATGAAAAGCTCTCGCGTACTCGCTGGATTCTCTATGGCTGAGGCTGACGCTCTGCGTTCCGCTATCGGTAAAAAGAACATGGATAAGATGAAAGCGATCGGCAGCGATTTTGTAGAACGAGCGCAAGCAGGTTGGGTGACACTGTCACTTGAAAACGGAAGCACAGTAGAAGTCCACAAAAAGGCCAAGCTGATGTGCTCTGACGGCAAACGCAGAACCTATGACGAAGCGATTGGTGATAACGCTGATATTGTTGATTTTGGAGTTTGACGGTGGAAGAAATTTGGAAATCCATTCCTGAGTTTGAAGGTTATTACGAAGCATCCAGTTTAGGTCGCATTCGCTCTTTAGATGTTATACGAACAGCCCCCAATGGGGGCGAATGGGTGAAGAAGGGGCAAATCCTCAAACCTCGCGTAATCAATGATTTTGGACATCTGGGCGTGAAACTAAGCGTCAACGGCGTCAAATGCGACCGCACAGTTCATTATCTGGTAGCAACTGCATTCCACGGAGAACGACCAGAAGGCTTACTTATTCGTCATCTTGACGGAAGACCATCAAACAATGCGCCCTCCAATCTCGCGTATGGCACTCAAGTCGACAACATGGCTGACGCCATTGCACACGATACCGTTGAGTTTGGTGAGAGGCGCTACAACGCCAAGCTAACCAACGAAGTCGTCATTGCTATTCGCATTAAAAAGTCAGAAGGCGCTCTGAACAAAGACCTCGCGGCCGAATATGGTTTAACTGAGCTTTACATTCACCATATCGTCACCGGGAAGAAATGGGCACGAGCTGGTGGGCCGATCGTTGTCTCAAGAGCATCCAAAAAACTGGATGCTGAAGCAAGAGCTGAGGTGGTCGCCTTGCGCAAGGCTGGCGCAACCTATGAAAAGTTGCGAGAAAAATTCGGCATCTCTAACACTCAAATCGCAAATATCTTTAAAAAAGCTAGCGTTTGAAGCTAATGACGGGAAAAACACATGAAAATTGCCAAAGTTATTTCCGAGCAGGAAGGTCTTAGCCCTGAGAAAGCCCAAGAAGTATGGGACGCCTTTGAGAAGTTCGGTGGATATGCCTTCAACAAATCACACTCCGTTGCCTACTCGCTGATCAGCTATCAGTCTATGTGGTTAAAGACACATTACCCTGCTGAGTTCTTCGCTGCTGCTCTCACCATTCTGGGCGAGGATAAGCACCAGGGGCTGGTTAAGGATGCGCTGACCTATGGCATTCGCGTATTGCCACCAGACGTTAACGTGTCATCTAACCGAATTGAGATCCGCACGCTGGAAGACGGCAGCCAGGTTCTGTATGCGCCATTCTCTGCTGTGAAAGGCTGCTCTGAGAATGGTTGCCAGGCCATCATGAGAGCGCGTGAGAAAGTTGGCGGCAAATTCGAGTCACTTGAGCAATTTGAGGAAGCGGTCGAGAAGCGAGCCTGTAACAGCCGAGTACGTGAGTCTCTACAAAAGGTTGGTGCATTCGCCTCTATTGAACCTGGCAGTATGCCGGCGACCGATCCGGAACGTCTGCGCGATCAGGCAGAGCTGATGGGCAATCTGGTGATCGATGCGGTGAAAGCTTCACGCCCATTTGAAATGAACCCAAAACGCTCTGCAGAGGTCAATGTGCTGATGACTCGCATGGCCGCAGAAATGGGTCTGGGCGATGAGTTGATACGACCAAGCATCGGCATTAAGCCAAAAATTATGGTCATACTCGACAACGCCAATGGCAATGATGCACGTACCGGCTACTTCATGGAGAACGGCTACGATGACTTCAAAGCCAAGTTGCTGGTTTCTGGTGACCTGCGTATGGGTGATTTGTATGTCACAGGCGTGTGTAAAAAGGTAAAGGATAAGGAAAAAGACTACACCAAAGATGAGATCGGCCAGTTTATCGACTTTATGCGGGAAGAGATAAATCTGGTTCGTCCAACTTACGTGCTGACGTGCGGCAGCCGGGCGACATCGCTGTTTAATAACAAGAGCAAGCCATCCGATCTTGTTGGGCGCAAAGAATATCTGCCAGACCTGGACGTGACCGTGTTCTATGGATTTAACCCGAATATTTTGTACTTCCGTCCAGAGGAAGGAGAAAAGCTGGAAGCCATTCTGGCAGAGGTTGCGGAGACTATTAACAAATGAGTAAAGGAAAACACATGAGCGCAGCGGATAAAATTGCACAAGAGCTCACAGCAATACCACAGGAGTTTCAGGATAAGGCGATTGAAGCCACTCTGCGATCCCAGTTCTGGGAAATTATTGACTGCCCTGTCACGCTCGATCTGGCATTGGCGTTTGCAAAGCAGGATGGCGCCGACCCTATTTGTCGATTACGGAAATGCGCGCGTGCGCTGGCATTAAAAACGCAAGATCCAAAGGCGTGCCAATATCTGCTGGAGATTTATGAATCTGACAAACCAGAAGAAGAGCTGGCTTCATTTAAAGCGTTCCGTGCCCGTCTTGTCCTGAAGGTGGCCAAGGAGTTCATGGAGGTGAGTAAGATAGGCGACGTCAGAAGATACCGGCTTAAGAGGCAGACCAGAGTCACTCTATCAAACATTTTCGGTAGAAAAGTAGCATAAAGAAACCCGCCATATGGCGGGGTTTCTCATGGAGTTAGTAGAGAAGCCGTCCAGATCTAACGACCTTTAACTCCTTCCAATAATCCTTCCAAACTGACTACTCAGGCTCAGGCCGTCATCGTTATCGCAGCGGATAGATTACCGAAATGAAATTAGCTCAACGTAACTACGTTTGAAGCAGCAGGGCCTTTAGCACCGTTCTCAATAGAGAACTCAACTTTTTGGCCTTCTTCCAGGGTACGGAAGTTGTTGCTCTGGATGGCAGAGAAATGTACGAACACGTCTTTGCTGCCGTCTGCTGGGGTAATAAAACCGAAGCCTTTATCAGCGTTAAACCATTTTACTAAACCAGTCATTTTGTTAGACATAGAGATTACCTTCATTATTTGAGAGCCACACAACGCGGCGAAATTGGTCTGAGAGATTGGTACTTACTTGGGCACTTAGGAGGAGACTCACGGAGAAGGGTAATCTTTGGATAACACCTGAACTTCGGACTGCTTTACTAAAACTGCTTTCATAAGGTCTGTCTTGCAAACCGACGCAATCATTAACGCATGGCCTTTCTGTTTGTGCAACATTTATTTTCCTTTTCACAGCGTCGCCACATAAACGTCTCTACCCAACCTACCCCCTCTCATCTTCACGACACATGCTCCATCAGCTGATTTCTTCATGGTACTATTGATATAAATTAATAAGTGGATACATAACAAAATGAGCACCGAAATTTACGAAAAAATCATGACCGATCTGGAGTTCGATCGCGACAATCTTGAAGAGGTCTGGCGGCAGCAACCGAGGCTGTTGATGGAGTACGGCGCAAAACTAGCGCGCGCAGAACGAGAGGTTGCAGATGCTAAACTATCCCTCGATGCCATAGAGGCAAAAATTTACGACATTGAACGTAAGAATCTGAGTATGAACGGAATAAAGTTCAATGAATCGGTACTGGAAGCTAAGGTTCGCACAAGCCCACAATACCTTGCGAAGCGCCAAAAACTGGATGACGCACGTCTGATCGCTGACATCTATAAGCACGCTGTCACCGCCTTCTCTCACCGTAGAGACATGATCGTGCAGGCCTCGAAAATGGCTATCGTAGAGATTGAACGACTGGGCGCCGAACGCTTCACCGCCACCCGATAATTTTTGATAGATAGTAAGTAAGTAGTGATCTATTATTATGTACGATTTTAAGAGCCACGAACAAGCGAATGCCCCAAGCGCAAAGCGCCCATGGCCATAATCACAACAAGGAGAAATACATGTCTAAGTCATTACTTGATCTGCTTAACAAGACCCGCGGCGATATTGCTTCCAAACGAGGCAACAACGTCGACCTAACCCGCCTGAAAGACGGTAATAACTATCTGCGCATCTTCCCCAACAAGGACGATCAGAACGGTGTGTTCTTCCAGACTTTCGGTATGCACTACGTTAAGCATCAGAATGAGGAGGGCAAAGAAGTTACCACTGCCTATATCTGCGAACAGCACACCCACAATCGTGCGTGCCAGCTGTGTGAGATGGTGATGGAAGGTCGCGCTCGCTACAAAGGCAACAAGGCAATGGAAGAGCGTATCGGTCAAATGCGCGCTACTCCACGCTACCTGGTCAATGGCGTACTTTCAGCTCGTGAAGACTTTGGCGACGCAGAAAAATGTCAGCTGATTGAGCTCCCGTCCACTGTGTTCGACGATATCTGCAAAGTGATGTCTGAGGATATCGCAGATGATATCGGCAACCCGTTAAGCAAAGAAGAAGGCTATGCGTTCCTGATCAAACGCACCGGCTCCGGTCGCGATACCAAGTACGACGTATCCCCAAAACGTAAAGTCTACAAGGGCGATATCCCTGAAAAACTGTGGTCGACCCAGCATGACCTGATCGCTTACGCCAATCAGGCTGATGAAACTCGTCTGCTGTCTACCGTTCGCACCATGGGGCGTCTCATTGGTATTGCAGCACCTGCCGCCGCCACCGCTGCTATTTCCGCACCAGCTGCTGCAAGCGCAGCAACGCTGCCTGGTTTTGGCACCATCACTGGCCATACGGAAGGTGCAGCTGCTGTTGCCACGACCTCTACCCCGGAACCAGCAAAAACATCTCTGGTAGACGAAGAGATCTTACGTGCCGCAGAAGCTGAGTTCGTACCAGAGCCGGAAGAAGTTAAAGCATCAGCTGCTGCCGCCACTACCACTGCAGCCGCGACCAGCACTTCTAATGACGATGAGGGTCTTGACGATCTGCTGGCGGAATTAGAATCGCTTTAATCACAGGCCATGACTGTTAAGGCGTCTACGGACGCCTTACTTTTTGGAAGGAGTTTTCCGGTGAATTATCTCTTTGTGGACGGTAACAGCCTGGGCTATTACCACCAGCAATCTGACAAATTACATAACGGCGAAATGGAAGTTCAGGCGGTGTTTGGCTTCGTCAAAAACGTTCGTCGCTATGCGTCCATTCTTCACGCTCGCCCCATGATCCTGTGGGACGGCTTTAGCGACAAGCGTCGCGACTATTACCCGGAATACAAAGCAAATCGCGATGAAGATCCGGAAATGAAGAAGATGAAAGAAGGCTTTGCAGTCCAGAAGCCTTATATCCTGAAAATGATGGCCGCCCTTGGCGTCAACCAGCTGATCGCCAAAGACGCCGAGGCCGATGACCTGGCGGGGATGCTGGTTGGTCGTCTTGCGCCACAACCAACGGTCGATCATATCTACCTGCTCACCGGCGACGGCGACTGGCTGCAGCTGGTTCGAGAAAAAGTCAGCTGGGTGAGCCTTCGTGAAGACGCCAAACACAAGCAGGTGAACTTTGAGCAGTTCCCAGAGCTGATCGGTCTGCCTACTCCTCGTGCTTTCCTCGAAGCCAAAGCTCTGCAGGGGGATACCTCCGACAACATCAAAGGTGTAGGCGGGATTGGTGACGGTGGCGCCAAGGAGCTGCTGCACGAATGGGGAAGCGTCGCCGCTATGGTGCGCGGCATTAACGACGGCTCGATCGTCATCAATAAAGGCCGATACAAAACGGCATTCAACAAACTGGCCAAAAATGCCTTCAACGAGAAGACCGGCTGCCGGATGCTGGAAGCCTTCAAACGCAACATGACGCTGATGAACCTCATCGATACCAAGTTCCCACCCAGCGAAATTGAAAAGATAAAAGGCGCACGTGATTTGAAAGCCTTCGAACTGCTCTGCCATGAGCTGAACTTCCGGTCATTCCTGGAAGATCTGGACGTGTTCGTTTTGCCTTTTGAGAGGTACTGCTGATGTTGAAATCACTCATCAACGGCAATACGACCACGCCTACGATGCTGGCTAAGGAGATTGTCTTCTTCCATGGAGAACATGCCGTTGTTGCACTACCGCGCATTCTCGGCGCGGCCGGCATGAGCGTGACAGAACGAGAGTACGGGCTGATTAGCGAACAGGTCGTCAAGATCCTCACCCGCATGGCCAAACACCTCAACCACGACGCAATAAAGTTTGATGAAGCCGCCGCTTCCAAACGCATCAAAGAGACAAAAGGAGCCTAAGAATGGCAAAAGGAAAATCAGCACTGGCACTGGCATTAAAAAAGAAAATCGGCAGCAATGACGAGATCCAAAAGGTTTCACACTGGATTGATTCCGGCTTCCCTCCGCTGAATAAAGCCATCTCCGGGCGCTATGACGGCGGTTTCCCAAGCGGACGTATCGTTGAGATCTTTGGGCCGCCAAGTGCTGGTAAAACCTTCCTGGCGACGGCCGCCATGGTCTCCGCTCAGAAACAGGAGGGTCTGGCTGTATTCCTCGACCACGAAAACAGCTTTGATGTTGGTCTGGCGGTGGCAAACGGCCTGAATGCGGATGAGGATGACGGCCAGTGGGTCTATAAGCAACCGGACACGTTCGAAGAATCGGTTGAGCTGATCGGCACCATCCTGAAACTGGTGCGGGACGAAGAGCTGATCCCCGCTGACGCCCCTATTTGCATCGTTGCCGACTCTCTTGCGTCAATGGTGCCAAACTCCAAAGCCGAGAAGTTCGACAAAATGGCGGAAGGTACAGCGAAGGATAAAGATCAGCTAAACATGAACGACAATACGGCCTTGGCTCGTGCTACGAGCGCCAACTTTCCAACGCTGGCGCTCTGGGCGCGCAAGTACAATGCCTGCATTATTTTCCTTAACCAGGTTCGTACAAAAATCGGCGTGATGTTTGGCGATCCAACCACCTCCCCTGGTGGTGATTCTCCGAAGTTCTACGCCTCAGTACGTATTCGTCTTGGCGCTTCTGTTATGAAGGATGGCAAAGATAAGATCGGTCAGGACGTTGGCGCCGAGTGCATCAAAAACAAAGTGGCACCGCCATTCGGCAAATGCTCATGGAAATTCTACTTCGACCCGACCCGCGGTCTGGACGTTATCGAGTCACTGGTTGAGCACATGCTCGAAGAAGGATACCTGCCAAAGAATGCCAGCGGCCGCGTAGAGATTGGCGACAAGAAGTACACCAAATCGCAGATCGTCGATATGTATCGTGATAAGCCCCTTCCGGAGATCATTGCGGCGCTACAGACCATCGACGAACGTCGAGCTAAAGAGTCTGCTTCAGCCAAAACAGAAGAAGCGTAATCACAGGGCGTCCATTGGACGCCTTTATATTTTGTTTATTATCACCAATAAGAAAACAACTTGGTTACTAATATGAAATTAATCCCAATTCCAACGTCAAATGTGACAGTGCCACGCAGTTACCGGGTAGCCATCCTAGACGCCTGGTGGTTGGTGAAGGAAGAATCAAAGTGAAGAGACTCTGGGATGCGGCCAATGCCGCGCTCGATGTTATCGACGCAGAAATCGCACAAGGCTTACCTGAGCCTGAATGGGCCGCTCAGCTGCGCGAGGTCATTGCTCTAATAGATGAGCCATCACCTGAACAGGACGATTGCTCCCCTTCTCTCGATCATAATAATAAGTAAGTACATACACTACAAAGGAGAAACACATGAGAATATTAGTTTGGATATCTGCCAGTACTGAAAGTGATGCTTAGCTACTGCTTATGGTGAATGGCTCTGGACTGGCCATCTTTAGGGAGTTCCAGGCCTTAGCGCTCCTCCGGAGCCATTTACAGCTCAAAATATATAAGTTAGTATTTACCTATTATTAAGATATACATAGATATCCTGTTACTCATCTTTTCAATACTGTTTATGTTGGACTGCCTGATGATCGGGACACTCAAGAAAGCTCTGTCTCCTGTCAACGGAACCACTGTGAACATGCTCGCACTGGTGCTGGTCATCACTTCTACAGCACAGGTCTACACAGGGATAGTGGTATGAGAAAAATAACGCTACTGCTGGCCGCCCTCTCCTTTTCTCTGCTGGCGGATACCCGGATTTACCAATGCGATATGACCGTATCGCAGGTGAAAAATGATCAAATCAGCAGACCTACTAAAGCTGACTTCGGCGCGCTGGTCGTTGATAGCGGAGAGCAGTTCTATGTCGTCCGCGGCGATAAGGTTCTCTCATCTCCATATCTGGCTAAACGCAACGGTAAACTGGTTGGCGTTGGCGAGGACAAGCTTATCTACAACAAATCCCACGACGTCTACGGCGTTCATAGCAAAGACCAAAGTTTCTTTTTCGATGGATGTAAGGAGGTTGGTTAATGGCTCTCACAATGACTGGTCTTGAGATTGAGAAAACAAGCGGCTACTGGAGAGCGAAAGGCTTCAGAAAACCGGACATGCTGGAGCGTCTGGAACGCGAAGATGGTTACATCATCCACCAGCGTCGGGAATGGCGCATGTTTGATCCTGAAACTGGGAAACTCACATCGAAAGCACAAACGCTTTGGGGCCTGCTCAAGCAGATCCACTAACCGAAGTTTCTGCAGAGCGTTTTAAGTGTGGTGGAATAACAATTGTTAGTAACCACCAACCTAGCATTCATGCGGGTTAACAGGTTAGTGACCACTGGGGAAGCCATATTGTTATCTACACGGGCCTGGCGCAAATCAACGACTGCGTCGCCCGTTTTCAGGATATCTAATTCAGTGCTGTATTACCGCTCACAGCATACGTTGCCAGTGAATTACCGCTGGCAGCATACCTTGTACCGCTCACAGCATACGTTTTACCGCTGACAGCATACATTCATAGGGCAGCAGTTGCTCTTAGACGTTAGCCATGTCGATTTATAAAGACCGCAGATAGTGGAAATGTACCGCTGACAGCATACGTTTTACCGCTGACAGCATACATTGAGACAAAAGAACCGCTGACAGCATATGTTGAACCGCTGACAGCGTATCAAAGCAATTTGAGGCTATTGGTGAGTATCTCGATCAGCTTGATATTCTCTGGCGTCAGGTTCTGCGACAGCTCAGAAATTTTGTTTTTGAGGTTCTGTTTCGCATCAATTTCACCCTTCGCTTCTTCTGCCTGCTTAGGCGCCTCTGGCTTCTCAGGTTTGCTCGATGTTACTTTCAGTTTTGGGTTACGACTGTGGATCTGGATGTAGACAGAACGGCCACGCTTAACCTCGCTATATTCGAGATAGCCCAGCTCTTGCAGTGACTTCAATCCGTTCCTGATAGTCTGGTTTTGCGAGCTGACGTTGCGCGTGCTCAGATTGAGCCTGGCGCGCAGCCGGGCAAGAGATACCGGTGCCGGCTTAGGAGGAAGACTTTCGATGAAAGTATACAGCGCCTGGGCCGTCTCTTTGCGCGGGAGCTTGTTGATGACCTTCAACTGCAGCAGAACTTTATGGTCAAAGCGATAGAGCTCAGACAGCTTAGGTTCAGCATAAAAGACAATGGAGTCTTTCTTCTCGTTGTAATCAACGCTGTTTATGAGGTGAACCATCAACAGGGATATCTTGTTGGTGTCGTCGACGTTCTTCTCTTCATGAGTGCGCTGGAACGACAACGTCGTGCGCATGATCTTGAGCAAGCTGTTTGTCAGGCGGTCTCGCAGGGTCTTGCGGATCTGCGAAGACGGGTAGCCGCAGAACTTGGCGAACTTCGTGATGCTCAGCTCAACGCGCCCGGTTGGCTCGCCGTATTCAGCCAGAGAGCGAACAACACCAACCCAGGTTTTGAAGTCATGATCCATATCCAGTCGAGGACCGGTGATTTTAATGTTTGAATAACCCTCTGACCGCGCGACTTCCAGCTGGACAAGCTCTCTGGATGCGTCGATCATGTTGGACTTGTTGCGAGAGCTATTCTTCGTTCCTTTGAGTGTCGGCACGAAGAGGCCAAGACGCATTAAAGCGATTGGCTGCACCGTGTTGTTGCTGTTAGGAACTAAATCACCTGTGTACAAAGTGAGAGCTTCTTCCTCAGGAATTTCGTTGTCTTCAGGTATTTCTTTGATATCGCTCTCTTTTTTCTTTCTTGTGGACATGTGGATACCTTTTGGTTCTAACCGCTGACAGCATACGTCAATTACCGCTGATAGCATACACAAAACCGTTGGCAGCATATACCGTACCGCTGACAGCATATCGTTTACCGCTGACAGCATACACGGATCAGTCCTTAGCCCAGGCGTGGCGCGGCCTGCGGCGATCGGGGATCTCTTTGGATCTGTTTGGGGATCTGTTATAGGGATCTTATTATTGGGATCTATCCAGTGGATAAGTGGATAAGTAAAACAGGCATTTGCGATTACAGATGTGCCTAGTAAGCTATCGTGGTTCCGGTCAACAATCACTAAAACGAGAACATGGACTTAAAACGCACACGTTGGGTACGCCGTCTGGAAGACGGAACCTACACCATAGAATCAAACTCCACACTGAGCAACGAGAAGGTTCTCTGCAGCCTGTGTGGCATAGCCTCGAAATGCAACATCAACGAGACCCGACTCAAGTTGCGTGACGCCGGTGTTAACTTCCACCTGAACAGCTGTGCCAGATACGTACCACTGCTGGCATTTCGAAAACCGATCATCGGTCTGGATACCCCCTACTTCAATACTATGCGTTCAGGCGTTACCTGGCGTGACAGATTGACCGAGGGGAAAATTGTCTGCCTGGTTGAAGCTGATACTGCGAAGATCCTTCGATTCGGTGTCGTGGATAAAGTTTACTCTGGGCCAGTTGATGAGATGCTGAGAAAGCACAGTCGATTCAATCACCTCTGTATGGGCGGAGAGAAGATCGAAAAAGTGGGTGAAGTGATCCGCCGATCCTATGGCCACTTCCTGAAAGAAGACAGCCTGCTCACAGCGATTTACATCAGACACATCAAACGGGACTTTGATATCGAGTATCACAGCGAAGAAGAACTCGATTTAGTCGACCCTCGGCCAAAAGCAGAAGTTTTTAGCATCGCAAATGCGCGTCAGAAGCTCTCTGACGAACCCTAAGCGAACAAAGGGGTCTTTACGCGAATACAAAATAGCGTAGCTTAGAATGCATCTGAGAAGCCAAGGGAGTGATATATGGACGATTTTTACTCAAGAGAGATTACTCTGGCTGATATGCCCTTTCTGATGCATGAATTCGAGGAAGGAGCACGTCTTGGTCACTTTACAAATGAGATCATCACGCAAGCCGGTGGGAAGAAGTTTGAAAAACAAATGCGTGAAGCCATTAAGATTCGCGACGCTAATGGTGAGTCAGGCCATTTCATCTTCATCCTGCTTCGTCGTTCAGACGATAAAAAAATTGGCCTGATCTGGTTTACTCCTGAGATTGATCCGGCTGGATATCAACGTCTTGAACTCCGTACCTTCTGTATCACCAAATCTATGCAGGGTAAAGGATATGGTTCGATGTTCCTGTCGGATATGATTGACTCAAACGCACCACTACCAATGATGGCAAAGTGTTACGTCAAATCGACAAAAATGGCTGAAATGCTTAAGCGCCGTGGCTTTCATCTTGTTGATACCAGCCCCACTGGCACACAACTGCTTTTCCGCAACCCACGCTGAGACCACACCCAGAGTCTAGATCTTACTTAAGTGTCTAGCTCTACCTTATAAAATAGGTATGTACTTACTTATCTATTTTGCCATAATATCCAGCCTGTAGATTTTCTAATGTGCCGTGTTTACTTGGTTGTTGGCCTGTTTTACATGCTTATAATCTATATCAAAATAACCACAAAGGAAAATACACATGACGTTGCCATATGGGGTGATCTCCGATCCCCATTACCACAAATGGGATTCATTCTCGACGACCGATGCAGATGGTCTCAATTCTCGGCTAGCCATTCAGCTGGAGGCCACAAAAGAAGCGGCCATAGCTATGAAAAAAGCGGGCTGCAGCCACATGCTGGTGGCCGGCGACACATTCCACGTCCGCGGAACCGTATCCCCTACCGTACTCAACTACGTCTCCGATGCCTATGAGTGGATCGTCAAAGATCTGGGGCTCAGCGTTGCTATGCTGGCCGGCAACCATGACCTGGAAACAAACGACTCTGTCTACAGCGCTAACGCCGCAGCGGCGCTGAAGTCGATTGGTGTACAGATCGTCTGCGGCCGTAAGCCACACAGCATCAAATTGGGTGATGTCACAGTCCATATGGTGAGCTGGCGAAACAACCATGCCGAGTTAATTAGCGACCTGAAAGCACTTCGTGCGCGGCTTGACGGGGATCTGCACGACGTCGTGATTCATACCGCCATCAACAAAGCTATCCCCACAATGCCTGATGTTGGCATCGATGCGCAGGAGCTGAAAGACATAGGCTTTCGCCTGGTACTGTCCGGCCATTACCACAACCACAAGGAGGTGATCCCCGGAGTTATCAGTGTCGGCGCGCTGACGCACCAAAACTGGGGGGACGTAGGTTCGCTGGCGGGATACATGATTGTGAACCCTGACGGCTCGTTCAGTCATTTCGAAACCTCGGCGCCGAAATTCGTAAACCTGGAAGACGATGTGGATGACAAGCAGATACGCGGCAATTACGTGCGCTTCCGGGCCGTCGTCGAAAACGATGAGGAAGGCATCAAGCTGCAGAACGTCCTGAAGTCCATGGGAGCGAAAGGTGTTGTATGCAACTTCATCCGCAAGGGCTCAATGATGGAGGGTACTGCCAGCACCTCAGAGACCAGCAAAATCGACAGCCTTGGCGAGTCTGTTTCTGCTTACTGCAAAATCGTTCATGACACAGACGGTGGATTTGACCTGACCAAACTGAATGCCTTGTGTCAGGAGATCCTCACCGAAGCGGAAAGTGCGGAGGCGGTGTAGTGACTTCCTCCCACAATAATTTCTGGGATTTCATCCAGATGATTAAACGGCTTGAAAGCGGGAAGCCCGTTTTATTCCAGAAGCCCTATCCGCCAGAAGGAAACCCACAGGCGTTTTACCTTGGTCAACTAACGAAACGTGGCCTCCTGTCACGCAACTCCTTCCCGGCACATACGGAATACCGCCTTCGCAAAGGGCAGAAATTGACTAAAGCAATTCGAGGCAAAGCATGAAATTTTTAACGCTCGAAGTGGAAAACTTCATGGCGCTGGCAAACGCCAAGGTCGAGCTTGATCAGCGTGGGCTGGTGCTCATCCAGGGTGTTAATGCCGGGGACTCATCGGCCGCCAGCAATGGCGCTGGCAAATCAACCCTCATGAATAGTTTGATGTGGTGTATTTATGGCGAGACATCCCATGGCGTTAAAGGTGACGACGTTCTCTCTACGGGCCATGAGAAGAACTGTCGAGTAAAAGTCACCATTGAAGACGAAGGTAAACGCTACGCCATTATCCGTCACCGCAAGCATAAGGAATTTAAAAACCGGCTTATTGTCCGTGGCGAAGACGGCGACATGACAAAGGGTAAAGATTCGCTCACCCAGGAGTTTGTAGAGCGACTGATCGGTGCGTCAAAAGAAGTATTTATGGCATCGATCTACGCCAGTCAGGAGGCGATGCCTGATTTGCCTGGCATGTCGGATAAAAACCTCAAAACCATCGTAGAAGAGGCTGCCGGCGTCGATCGTCTCACCAAAGCCTACGCGATTGCTCGCGAACGAGCCAACGCAGCTGCCGCACGCATGGAGACCACTAAAACCAAGATGGACGCCTGCTTGTCTCTGGTCGAATCGGCCCAGAATGAGCTGGAGTCTGCCAAAACCTCTTCTGAAGCCTGGGAGCGAGACCGCAGCAAACGGCTTGATGTCGCCCGTGCCGATCTGGTTGGGGCGGAAGTCACGCTCACTGAGGTCGAAATGGAGTTGCGCAGTCTGCCAGAGCAGATCCGCGATACTGAAAATGCCATCGGTAAAGAGCGGGAAAAACTTGCGTCCAAAGAAGAACATGACGCCAAGCTGGTTAAGGTTCGTGGAGCGATCACTGATATACGTGCCAGCATCCGCATTACCGAAAACATCCAGAAGGAAGCGATGCAACGTGCTCGCGCATTCAAGGTGAAAGCGGAAGAAGTAAATACCAAAGTCGGAGAGCCGTGCCCTACCTGTGGCAAGGCTTATTGCGTTGAAGATCTGTCCATCGTGAAGGAGAGTTTTGTTGAACAGGCGCGCAGTGAGATCAGCCAAGCGCAGGCATCTGCAACGTCAGTGGCTAAATACCAAGAGCATCTTGAGAAGGCGCTCAAAATTGAATCATCACTTGTCGCCAGTACACCAGATGTGTCTGCCATTATTTCCCGAATCGAACAACTGACTAAAGAGCTGGGAACGCTTCGTCATCGGGAAAAAGAAGTCGTGGCTGTAGAAGCTTTGGTTGCCCGGGCGCGGAGCGAAGTAGATCGCATTACCAAAGAAACTAACCCATTTCTGGCTGTCATCAAACGCCATGAAGAAAGCCTGGCTGCCAATAAATCTAACTATGGTGTACTTAAAACTGAGTTAAAGAATATACAGGAGCAGGCTCTGCTGCTTGATAAAGCGCGCCAGGTCTACTCTCCTGCCGGCGTTCGCTCGCACATCCTGACCTCCGTGACGCCTTTCCTGAATGCCCAGACAGCGGAATATCTCAATACACTGTCGGACGGAAACATTGTGGCGGAATGGTCAACGATGGAATCAACCAAGAAGGGCGAATGGCGCGATAAGTTCAATATCAGCGTGCGCAAGATCGGCGCCAGCAAAACCTTCCAGACATTGTCAGGTGGCGAAAAACGCAAAGTGCGCATTGCGTGCTCCCTGGCTCTGCAGGATCTGGTGGCCAGCCGCGCGAGCAAGAACATCGAGCTGTTTATCGGTGATGAAATTGACGATGCGCTGGATACTGCCGGGCTGGAGCGTCTGATGGGTATTCTGGAAGCAAAAGCGCGCGAGCGCGGCACGGTGATGATCATCTCTCACAAAGAAATGAAGTCATGGTTCCGGGAAACCATCACAGTGGAAGTGAAAGAGGGTCGCAGCTATGTCGTTTAATCTTAGCCGCACGCAGTTTTTGCAAATGTTTGCTGTGATGCAGTCATTCAGGCTGATTAACAGCTATACCGCTGCTGGGGCGGCTCCTGGTGTCGGTTGGCAAAATCTCAATATTGAGACGGAGCAGTTTACGGCTCTGAAAGATCTACTTTTCAAGACCCCGTTGATGCCAAGTCTGAAATCGATGCCGTCAGGAAGTACAGCGCCCATTCTGATCAACCCATTTTCGGAAGGTGGCTATCTTCCACACACTGGGCCTGGGTTCGTGGTGATCCCGGAATCACCTGAGATGGTTATCAAAGATGATGCGCAGTACGGGGCTATAGAGGCGCATACCAGCAGCGCGTTTACTAACCTGACTCGACTGGCAAATGCACGTGCTGGGCAGGTTGCAATGCCAGGCAAGGCATTTGCTGGCATCGATTTCAATTACGATACACTTGAGACATTTCCAGGAAGAGGCAAATTAAGCTTTGAGACTGAAGATGGCGATAAGGCAATGGTTGAGCTCTCTGTCCCCTATGTACTTCGTTTTAACGGGATGGTTGCGCGTAAGCTGATAGATATCATGTCCTACTTCATCGGGCAGAGCATGATCGACGCAGACATAGAAAATGGTGTGCTGACCAGTGACAACATACATGTGGTGAGCCGCATTCCAGAGCCCGTTCGCAAGTCTCCAGTTAAAACCCTGGAAGAGAAATTAATGGAATGCCCGGTATGGGCAACATGGTAAGGAAACTCTATGAGTAAAGTGATCAAAGTAGTTGGCGTCGACCCTTCAATGAGCAACTTCGGGCTGGCCATTGGTACGCTGGATCTGGATACAGACAAACTTGAAATCCACGGTCTTGAACTGGTTGAAACCAAAGCCGGCGGAACGAAGAAAACCGTCAGAGTAAACAGCGATGATCTGCGCCGGGCCAAAGAGATCTGGCGCACCGCCAGGCCCATCATTGAACAGGCCCACATAGTGTTTTGTGAACTGCCGGTAGGTAGTCAAAGCTCTCGCGCGCAGACTTCTTACGGTGTGTGTATCGGTGTTCTTGCTTGCGTTGATAAGCCACTTATCCAGGTTACGCCAAATGAAATTAAGCACTACGTCGGGAATAAACTGACCACATCTAAAGAAGAGATCATCCAGTGGGCGATTGCAAAACAGCCTGATGCCCCTTGGTTGCGTCGGAAACAAGCGGGAAAAGACGTACTCGTTGCCAAGAATGAGCACCTGGCTGATGCCATAGCTTCGATATATTCTGGAATGCAGACAGACCAGTTCCGACAAGTGCGCGACGTTCTTAAAGGGATTTTATAATCCTCAATTGATAGGTAAGTACTTATTTAATACTATAGGCCACTACATTTAGTGGCCTTTTTTGATGGGTGATACATGATAAGGATTGTCAAACGTAATGGCTCCACAGAGCCGCTATCCGAAGAGAAGTACAACCGCGTCGTGATGTGGGGGGTAGAAGGTATACGTAACGTAAGCGCCTCTGCCGTAGCCATGGGCGCCGCCGCGAGCATTTTTGACGGCATGACAACTTCGCAGCTTCATGAGGCATTGGTTAAGTCGGCTGCAGATCTTATTTCGCCTGAAACTCCGAACTACTCCCAGGTCGCAGCACGCCTGAACATGTTCAAAATTCGCAAAGATGCCTTCGGCGAATACGCTTACCCAAGTTTCTATCATCATATCGTCAGCAACGTCAGCCGCGGCGTTTACGATGAGGATTTGCTTAAGTTTTACTCCCGCGAAGAGATCGCAGAACTTGGCGTGTATATCAAACCCATGCGTGACGAACTCTTTGGTTATGCCTCGACTGTTCAGCTGGCGAGTAAGTACCTCGTCCAGAACCGAGTCACCGGCGAAATCTACGAAGCCCCGCAGCAGCTGTATATGCTGGTGGGTATGTGTCTTTTCCAGAATTGGGAAGATGGTTGTGCCGGCAAAACACGTCTGGAAATGGTGAAGGGGTTCTATGACGTCACCAGTACATTCAAATTGTCTCTGCCCACCCCAATCATGGCCGGCGTCCGTACCCCGACGCGCCAGTTCTCCAGCTGCGTTCTGATTGAGTCCGAAGACAGTTTGAAAGGGATCAGCGCTGCGTCCTCTGCCATTATCGATTACGTGTCGCGTCGTGCTGGCATTGGGATTGGTTTTGGCCGACTGCGTGCATTGGGGAGTGAGATCCGCAATGGAGAAGCCACCCACACTGGCGTAATCCCCTTTCTGAAACACTTCCAGACCGCTGTGAAA